GACACTTGTTATACTCGTGGTAGTTCTTTTACGGGAGTTAATGATGGTACATATTGATCAGGGAATAGCCCTGCCAACCAATCGATCCAAATACCCTTTTGGTGAGATGGAGGCGGGCGATAGCATCCTGTTTGGCGTGCGCAAGCAGGCCGAGAGCTGTCGTGTCGCTGCCCTTCGCTTCACACGAGTGCATCAACCTAAATGGGTGTTCACGCTGCGCAAGGTGGACGATGGTTGGCGTTTGTGGAGAATCAGCTAATGGCCAAGAAAGACGTTTGGAATGTTCCCCCTGTCATGCCTGACAAGGCACAGAAACGAATGTCTACTGAGGTGGCCCCGCTGCGGCAGCAGCGCAGGAAACTAACAGCCAAGGAATGGACCTTTGTCACTGAGCTTGTGAGTGGCGATGGCCGCACCACAATGAAAGAGGCAGCCATCAGGGCGGGGTACAAGTCGTCCAGCGCTTCTGTGATGGCATGGAAGCTCACAAACCCTGATATCAACCCCCATGTGGTCTCTGCCATTCAGGCCTATCGTGCTGACTTGGCGTCCAAGTACAACACGTCCTATGAGCGCCACATGCGCGATTTGCAGATCATTCGCGATAAAGCCTTGGATGCCGGTGCATTTGCAGCAGCCGTCCAAGCAGAGTATCGTAGGGGCCAAGCCTTGGGAACGATCTATGTGGAGCGCAAAGAGATCCGCCACGGCACAATTGACAGCATGAGCAAGGAAGAGGTACAGCGCAAGCTTGACGAGCTTAAAAAGCTGTATGGTGGGCCTCCACCCACTGCCTTGATTGATGCGGACACTGGAGTGGTGATTGAAAGTGCAGCAAGAGAAAAAGATCCCGAATTCGACGCGGGAGTGGAGCAGCCTCCGCTTGACATCTTTGAGCGAGGTTTGGGGGGATCAGATGACACCTGAAGCTAGATTTTCGGCTAGGGTGAAAGCCGGCCTTGTCAATTGCTCAATTGAACGCATTGAGAATCGGGTGAACCTTGGCATTCCTGACATGTTAGTTGGTGTCGGGGAATACTTTGTTTTGATGGAATTGAAAGTGGTGGCCAAGGGATTAAAAGTTGGGCTGCGTCCCCATCAAATTGCCTTCATGACTCGGCATGCTGCTAAGGATAGGCCTTGCTTTGTGCTTGTGCTTGACATGGGTAATACACTACGCCCCTCGACCATTCGTTTGTACCATGGGGGAGATGCTATGAAATTGGCTGCAGAGGGCATAAAACTTGAGCCCTTCAAATGTTGGCCTTCGCGTGGCATGCCTTGGGGGGAACTAGAGGAAACCCTAGGTTTAGTAAAATAAATGTAAAAAAGTGTTGCAAGGTACAAAAACCTTGCTATACTGGCGATGCCGGTGCCTGATCCGGTGTTTAGAAAGGATAGAGAAATGAAAAAATTGACTGATGAAGATTTGTTGCAGTGGCTTGGCAGTGATGTTAGCGTTGCTGACTTAATTGATATGCTTCGTGACCTTGCAAACGGGGTCTACCGTATTGAACAAATGCGTCAAGACATTGACGACACACTTTCTTCCTAAATAGAAAGGATAGAGAAATGAAAACCTTCAAAGTAGTTGCAGCAAGTACAAGCTATGTCTATTGCTTGGTCCAAGCAGAAGACGAGCAGCAAGCATGGGATAAGGCGCGTGAAATCGATGGTGGTGATTTTGATGACGCGGGTTATGGCAGTTGGATCATTGACACTGTTGAAGAGGTGACAAAATGAAACCAGTAGATGACGCTCTAACTCGAATCGACCGCATGTGGGAGATTAAACAGTTGGAAGAAAATGAATTGAAATTTAGAAAGGATAGAGAGATGAAAAAGTTGACTATTGAACAACGGGCTTTTTTAGAGGCATACGACAATGCCGTTGCCAGTGCCCCTCGCGATGAGGTGATCCGCTTTTTGACTGTGACATCTGAAGAGCGCAGCAGCCGCGCCTTTTATGATTCGATGTCGGACATTTACACGTCAATTTTCGATGCATGGGAGGTTTGGAATCAGGCGCTTAAATTTGCTCGCGCTGACAAGGGTATGACAGTTGGCAAATTGTCGGCTGCGCTCGCTAATTTGCCGCAAGATTTGCCCGTCTTAATTTGGGATGCCGGAACCCGTTTAGGGCTTGCTCATGTTGACGATAGCTTTATTGACGATGAAGATTACCCGCGCGTTGAGTTCAACACCGACCGCGACGACTAACCCAGAAAGGATAGAAAATGCCAATTTATAAATATGACGTGTGCTTTCCCAATTCCCAGAGTGTCATTCGCTCTTTCCCTTCCCTTGTTCGCGCTCGTGACTTTATGCGCGTTATGTCGGCCGATGACTTGCCTTTTTTGGTGATGCCATGGGACGAAAACAGCAGTCCCTTAATTGTGCGACGCGTGAAAACCCCTAGAAAATATCACACACAAAAGGCCGTAAAAGTTGATATACTAGGCCCCTCACAACAGAAAGGATAGAGAAAATGTTAAAAACAGTCAGAATCAGCGCGAACAGCAAAACCGGCCCAATAGCAGTTACTTATCGCAGCGGCGAACACGAGACCTATGGCACGTGCCCGACAAGCTGCAGCCTTCACCCTAAAAGTGAAACCGGCACATCACAAATTGATAGCGATTATCTGCAGGCCGTTTTTGATAGCGTCCCGCGTGGTGGCCAAGCTTGGACATATTCGCATTTTGCGGCCGAAGCGCTCCCGCTGCCTAGGCCAAATAAAACAGTTATAAACGCAAGCTGCGACACAACGGCCGAAGCAGTGCGCGCCGTAGAATTAGGCCGGCCCGCTGTGTATGCTGCGCCCTTAGAATCGGCCGATCAATGGCCGCGTAAAATCCACGGCGTACAATTTGCCCGTTGTCCCGCGGAATTGGCCGACAATTTCAGCTGCCAACAGTGCGGCGGCGGCCGGCCATTGTGTGCACGTGGTGCGCGTGATTTTGTTGTTGTTTTTGTTGCCCATGGCACCGGTAAAAAGAAAGTGGGAAAAGATGAAGACGGCGGGTGTTATGCTGCAAGCGGACCGGTAGCGATACAATGGCACAACACGAGAAAAAACGGCGCTAAAAATGATGCTGCAGCGCTTCGCGAATTTGTGCGGACTCTCCCGCATGGATCTTTTTTGCGCCACCATATCGCGGGCGATTGTGGCCTAGAATTGGGGGCCCCTTGATATTCGCAATAATTCTTATTTTTTGGGCGCTTTGGTGGTTACTTGATCAATTTGAAAAATAATTGTAAATAAATCGTACAAAGTGTAAAAAGTATGTATAATTCAAGCACCGGCACAAAAAACCGGTTTTTATCAACTCAGAAAGGATAGCGTAATGGCACACATGATCGACACAACAACAGGCACAGCAGCAATTGCTTATTCAGGCCTTGCACCATGGCATAAGCTAGGGCAGCAATTGACAGCGGGCGCGACAATTCAGGAATGGACACAACAGGCCGGCCTTGCTTATGACGTATTAGAGAGCCCCGTTTTATTTAACACACCGGCCACCAGTGCCCCGCAAGCTTGGCCTGATAGAAAGGTTTTGCATAGAAGCGATACCGGCGCGCCGTTAGCTGTAGTCTCACAGGGCTATAACGTGGTTCAACCCTCGGAGGTAATGGGGTTTTTTAGTAAGCTTGTGGATCTCGGCGGGTTCACCATGGAAACCGCGGGCGCGCTAAGTTATGGCCGGAGGGTTTGGGCATTAGCCAAAGTGAATGACGGGGCCGATATTGTGGAAGGTGACACAGTGCGCCCTTATGTTTTGCTTGGCACGTCATACGATGGAACCATGGCCACAATAGCCAAGTTCACCAGTGTTCGCGTGGTGTGCAATAACACAATCACAGCAGCAGTGAATAACAGTGAATCGCAAATTAGGGTTTTGCATTCTGAGCGATTCAATGCGGACGATGTCCGGCTGCAGCTTGGCATCGTGGCCAACCAGTGGGAGCGGTTTTTAGTTCAATCCCGCAAATTGGCCGGTGAAAGTATGACGGCCGAACAGGCGGACGATTTTGTAACCGAATTATTGAAGCCCTACCACACCGGCAAAATCGAAATTAAAGACAGTCGCGCATTCAAGCGAATTATTGAACTATTCAACGGGCGCGCCATTGGTTCCGACATTGTGGGCGTGGCCGGCACGCGGTGGGCGGCCTTGAATGCTGTCACTGAATTAGTCGATCATGAGCGCGGACGATCTGACAATACCCGCATGGAATCCGCATTTTTTGGAACCGGTGCGGCTTTAAAAAATAGGGCCTTAGAATTGCTCTCCGCTTAACTGATATATAAAACCCGCATAACCGCGGGTTTTTCATTGGGCGGATATAACAAAACGGCATAACCGCGGGTGGTAAAGAAAACCCTATAAACTAGGCCCTTGATCCCTCGCCCTCGCCGTCCTAATCGTGGCGCTTGGCCCTTGGGCCTTGCTCCATGGGCCGTGGCCCATGGCCCGCGCGCCGTTAGGCGCGCGGGTTTTTTCTTTGCTGCTGCTGCTTTTTTCCCTAATGGTGGGGGCGGGGGTGGGTGGGCCCGCTGATCTTTTTTTTGTTTTATTTGTTGCAAAGTGCTGGCGCGGTGGTATACTGTGTGCTCAACTTAGAAAGGATAGAGAGATGACCGATCAGGAAAAAATTGATTTGCTTGGCGAGGCCTTGAACAACCTTATGCAATCCGCGGACGCCTACATTGTCGATGGCACATGGATCGATGAATTGACGCAAGACATTAAATTGGCGAGGGCCGTGATTAAACAAATTTCACTGGAGACACAAAATGATTGATGACGCAGATATCCCTCGTTTGGCCGTGCACGTTTCCCGTTGTTGCGAATGGGATGGCGAAGACATTTGCGCCGTGTTCCTTGAAGCTTTGACCGATGCTAATTTCCATTCATTAAGGGAAATATTAGAAGAGACAATCAAAAAAGAATTTCAAGAACATGTGTACAAACCCAGTAAAACCGATGTATAATTCAACTGTCTAATCGGCCGATTAGATACAACCTTAGAAAGAAGAGAGAACGCAATGAGCAACCCAGTAACACCCTTTCGCAATAACCTGTTTGGTTCACGTGGCATGGACATCCAGTCCGCACTGGATTATTCAGAGATGATGATTAATACTTTGAGTGCCACTGATCAGGTAGCAGTCCGGACTGCATTCGGTGTTGTGATCAATACCATCGATAGCGCAGTGACCCAGTCCCAAGGCCCGAGCCCCGTAGAAGAAGCATTGTTTGCCATTATTGACAAACGTATTGCAGTTCTTCAGATCAATACCCAAGTGGAAATCAATGCATCCATTGACGACTGGATGGATAACAACCTGCGCGATAAGATGATGGACATCTTGGCCAACGACGACATCGATGACCAGATCTCCAACTGGATGTCAAACAACTTTGACATTACCGATTACAACGTGGACGATGCAATTGAATCTTGGATGGACAACAACATAGATGAAAAGATTCAAGACGCAATAAGTAATATTGAATTCAGTGTTACCGTTAAATAATCTGTGCTATAATCCATGCACTGGGTCACCCGATCCAGTGCAACTTAAACCCTAGAAAGAAGAGAGAACATCATGACTAAAGTCATCACAATTGATAGCAACCGTTACGTGTTACCAACTGAAATGTCCAACAAGGACATTCAAGCTCTGGCCGGTTTCCTGAT